CGCATCATCTATTATAACAAAACCCCCTAGAGAGAATCCCACTATCTCACCATTTTTGATCTGTTCCTGAAGTGACGGGTCTTTTATCTGCCAACGCTGTAGCCAAGAACCAGCTTTAACATCAAGCTCATTTATTTTCATGTCTATCGGTGCAATATAACTCTCAAGCAATACTACCTGATCACCGTTAAGCGGCATCTTATGCCTATACATAGTATTACGGAAGAAAGTATTATATTCGTAGCAAGCAGTCATAATAACTTCGGCTGACATTTCATCCCCGTCAGCATCTTTCTCGTCAGGAGCGTATACAATACCAAAAACTTCTTCGCCACGCATCTCAGACAATTTGAGATGAAACTCTTTTTCCTTTTCTTTACAACTCTTTTCGTAAATATTCCTAGCTCTTTCTTCTACATCCTGATACTTATATTGACCAGCACGAGACATTGCGGCCCTAAGCAGTCCACAGTGGATAGCACCAGACTTAGGATCACGGAACGGAAACTTACGATTGCCTGTAGAATCTACCAGCAAGAAGTAAGAAGCAGGAAAGCCTCTACGCTTTGACTGCGTGTTGTAAGCATCATAGACATATTCAGGTATAGTTGAAGCACGAATTACATTAGGCATCTTCGCCTCCTTCATCAACAGCCGGTTTTTTCGCAATAGCTTTTGCTTTCTTTTCTGCTTCTTCCTTAGCTTTTTCAGCCTCTTCTTTGTTATAAGGAAGATTAGATAACGCAAGAATAGCTTTTTCTATGGATTCAGTAGGTTGTACGGCACCTTTTTCGATAAGGCTTGAAAGAAACGTTCCTACATCTCGTAAAGAGTTATAATTTTTTATAGCAAAATGTATTGTCGGCTCTTTACCTATTCTGTTGTAACGACAGATATCGTAGATTACCTGTTTCTGGAAAGCATCAGCAATAGTTTTTGCGTAAGCATCACAAGCACCCAAGAAATTAGTGACGTGCATTTGTGAGTTTGAGTTATTTGTTGTAGCAAATGCTCCAAGGGAAAGGAAATTAGCTAGTATACCTGTAGCCATCTCAGTATTGTAACGAGCAATTATGTCAGACGTAGGAACAGATGCACGATTTTCACCACGAAGTATGGTAAGTTCCCATCCGGCAGGAATAACTACACCCTGCTGTTGATCACGTCGAACAGATGAAACTAGCTGAATTGCCCATTCTAGTGTAGCAGCTACGTTAGCATCATAATTAGGCGAACCAGAATCAGCCGCAGTAAAATCGAATCCTTCCGGTGCTCTAAGAACTGGCAATCCACCCAGGTCACGATCAATGGCAAGAGCTTCCGCGGCCTCAATAGAAATCTTATAATAATATGGTTTGTAGAGATGTCGTAGCATAGAGATGCCAAATGGAGAACGATTCTCGCTCATTAGCACAACATGAAGAGTTTTTTCGTAAGGCGTACTATACGGACCGCCTGCTGACATCTGATTAACAAGACCAAAGTCATCATTAATAGAATCTATTGTAGACTGAAGCCTGGGTTCAATGTCAGTAAGCAACATTGTGCCACTTTTCATCTGCCAGATTTTTTCTCCTAGATAATAGCCATAGGTAAATGCACTAGATATTTCATCGAGAATCTGTGTGAAAGGTGTATTCATCTGATCTAGGATTTCGGTAACGGTTTTTGCGTTAGGACCGTCGATGTAACAATCCATTCTTCTAACTACGGTAGACAGCAACAACATCAGCCCACCGATAATAGGATCGTTCTTCCTCATTTTGTTATAAATGAGCAAGCCTGTTGGAGCAAGAAGTTCTGTTAAAGGCTCCAGCGTAGAGTTATGGTATCCCTTCATGCCATCATCAATACCTGGGGAACCATATACATGCCGCGAGCCTTGCAGAGAAGCAAGTTTTGTTCTCGGAAATGTAGCCTTTGCTGGCTTATCTACTTTTTTAGAGAAAAAATTCTCGAACATTGGTTTCTCCATAAGCAAAATGCAACTTGCATAATGCTAAAAGAATTTTGCATATTTACCATATTTGCTCGGATTAAGTGTTTTACTCAACATAGTTGCCATTGATACCGATGCGCTCCTTGGCACAAACATACCTTTATTTTGTACAGCAAAGCTATCAACAGCGCAACTCATCATAAGCGCATCAGCAAAGTTTGGTGAGTGACCAAGACGCTTGACCAAGTCTTTTTTGGTAAGTTTTAACTGGATTAGACCAGAAGCATAGTCAAATTCGATATTAACTAACTCTTTTTTCAATTCTTCTGGCGGAGCTACGGGGAAATGAAGATCTTTTATCTGTTTGTGTAACTTGTGGTAGCCTTCATCGCGCTTTTTAGTATACATTGTCTCATGGAAAGCTTTTTCGCTGCCCATAAAAGCGAGCGTGTTGACTTTCTTATTGTAAAGAAGTGAATCGTAGACTCCTGCACCTATTCCAACAGCATCAACAATAGCAATAACATCACGACCGCTGTAAACTTGTGTAGCAAGCCGCTCAACTTCTTGCACTAAAAAGATGGTGTCATTAGTAGGGATCTCATCCCATTTAATTAGTGAGTTACCGCTGCGATGTAAGATAATTGATGGATCTTCTCCGCGTCCACCAACATCAACGGCAAGGATTAAACGCCCATGAAGAGAATCACGATTAGTCTTAATGAGTTTGTCATATTCTTCTGGAGTTATAACAAATGCATCAGATGCCTGGATAGGAAGTCCCATGACCTTAGCACGATACATGGGAGAATCTTTACCGTAACGAGATATAATTCGTTCTTCAAAGCTTTTATCAACTAGTGGTGACTGACGAGAATCAAAATACTTAACACCCCAGTTTTTACCTTTTCCATCGGGATCAGAGATTGTATCATAATAATAACCAGCAGTTGATACCGGATTTGAGATAAGCAATATCATTGCGCGGTCATCTGTCATCGCACCGTCAAGAGCAGTAAAAACAGGATCAGGAACACCGGAAGCTTCATCAACAATAATCAAAAGATAAGGTGCGTGGAAACCAGCAAGAGTATCATTAAGCTGGCGAGTGTCTTTAGAAACTGTACGGGCTACAGCATACCACTCAGAAAAACCTTTAATAACTAATCTACCTTTATAACTTTCAAATACATCACGATACTTATATCTCTTTAGCCAGAAACTTATCTCACCCCAAAGAACGTCATTAAGCTGTTTTCCTGTAGGGGCAGTAGTAATGACTTTAGCGTGGGGATGACAGGAAAGAAACCAAATGGTAAGAAGAGCAGCTTCGGCAGACTTACCTATACCACCACCGGCAGATACACAAAGATTTTTTGTTTCTAGGAGGGATTGAGCGATCTCAACTTGTTGATCAGTAAGGAAGTTAAACCTAAGCCCGGAAAAATCAATAGTTTCTAAGGCCCATTGTACGAAATCATCTCCGTAACGTTGGAAAAGCAGCTTAGAAGCTTCGAGAACCCTCTTTTGTGTTTGTGTGTCATTGCCCATCCCCCTCTTTTACCAGGTCTTTAAAAATGGAATCAAGAGGATGTTCGACATCAGGTTTTTTACCCGTAGGACGATAAGTGAGGATAGCTCGACAGGCTTGGATAATGTCTTTGTTGTCCGTTTCTTCAGGATCAGCGATAATGTCTGCGAGTTTTCGTAAAGCATTAGAAGACGCCTGACGTAAAAACATGTCTTTTGCGTTTTCATCTTCCTCGATCACTTTGCTATTAAACTTTTGTTCATACTCAGGGAAGTCAACAAACAACCGATGAAAAGCACCCGCAGGAAGTCCTTCTGATATTGCAATGTCATCCAGCGAAAGCGGTACTAAAAACCGCTTCGCCAGATAAGTTACATACTTATCATCCGAATTGAAAAGTCTTACAACGTCATCGTATGTCATAACGGCTCTCCAAGTTGAGAAGATAGTCTATTATCCTATCAGCGATAATAAACTTACTGTTGCCCATATCACGCCAAAGCTGTTTTTCAGCTTCCATTCGCTGCGTAGTTACACCTGCAAAGTCAGGTATATAACAAAATATAACGCAGTCTTTCATAAACTCGCTAAATACATTAGCAACCCACCAGTTAATGTCCTTCGACAAACGTGGGTCTTTAATCCACTCCTGACTCATCAGAGCCGGACACACCGGAATGTCCTTCGCTACTAGAACTCTCCTGCAAATCAGATCCAGATTCGTCCGATTGTTTTTCACCTGCTGAGGAAATATTCCCTCCAAAGGCCCCGTTACATAGACTCTCCGCTTCACGTTCCACCTCCGCTGCTATCTGCTCCTGCAACTGATCCACAATCGACTGTATCACTTGTATCTTCGGCAGGATGCGTGATTCCTGTATTAAGTATGACTTACCCTTATAGTTAAAATCTATCAATACTAGCTGTGGATGTGCTATAATACTGATCTTTGTGTCTTTCGACCACTTTGCCATTAACGAAAAGAACTGTTCTGGCACCTTAGATGATCTTAATGCATATTGCACCTGGTCAGCATTAGTATTAAACAGGTTCCATGCGTGTATCTCCCATTGCGAATACTGGAAAGACAAATCAAGATTATCCATAACTATTCCACGCAGAATTTCACTGATTGAAGTCTGTTGCTGCATTGCTTTTTCATGTAGCTTTTCATACAAAACGTCTGATACTCTAAAACCTACTATGCGCTCCTTAGACATGCTATCCTCCTATAGTCTTATGATATAAGGTAATTTTGCCGGTCCTTCTTGTCTTACTTCGGCAAACTCTGTTTCAATTAACATCTGTAAAACGGTTTTAAACTCAGTAGGATCAAGTTCAGTGTGCATAGCTTTGTAAAGCTCGGCTACTCTAACCTTTCCCTGCTGAGAATCTATAATAGCTTTTACACGCTGTATATGAGGGGCCAGTCTATTTCCTCCAGCAATTATAAAAGCTGTACGAAGTTTTTTCTCTGTTGCAGCAAATATAGCTAAAGCTCTCTGAAAGTCTACTGGCAATAGTTCATAACGCCTATCGCCAAGGGCCAACAAACTAGCTACCTTTAAAATATGTACTTTAGTTCTTCTCTCCAGATAGCTAGCTATTCGATAATCTTCTGAAGGTAGAACGTCCTGTTGCATGTACCAGTCTTGAAACATCTTTTCAAATTCCTTCGAAACTTTTAATGGACCAAAACCGTTAACCATCGAAAGTAAATGCTGTAAGCAACGTTCTCTAGCTCTTTGCTGATCAGCAGTAACTACTGGATTAGGAAACTTACCTCGCTTCTTTTCCTCATAAACGAAAACACAACGGGCAAGAAAACCAGTAGCAGCCATATCAGAGGCAAGCGAGGGACCAAACCACTGAGGAACTGCTGCCCCTACGAAATTAAAGAAAGGATATGATAACTCGTTTACTCCGCTATTCTTTGTCTTGTAGGTATAAAGATCATCTTTCCCCCACATATCTACCAGAAACTTAACCATCTCTGTTCCGCTCGAAAGTAGTACATTTAGCTCGTCGCTGACAAATGTAACACTACAATGAGGAAACATAGTATCCTTATCAACAGGTACTTCTTTTAAAGCATCCTGCATCTCAAGAATTATCTTTTCTTTCAGTACCGATCCTTCCAACACCTTGTAACCAGCTTCCTTAAGCAACTTACTTCCTAAATCCATCGAGGTAGACTTTGCACAAACTCCAGCAGGTGCAACTAAGATGGTGTAAAGATTCATATAGATACGAAAGAAACCTCGGTCAAGCCATAAACGCTTTTCTGCTGCTCCTGCAAGTGTAGTTAATCCTACCCATAAATGCATTATTTCTGGTGTTTCATTCCCCTGAGTATATTGAAGATAATCTTCTAAGAACGAACAAAGAGGTATACCAGTTATATTCATTTTTTTAATTCCTTGTAAGCGGTTTCAAGTTCGTTGAGAGATTTCATCTCAGTCATGTTTCCCCAATTATAACCTATTTCAAAATTTAATGGAATAGAAAAAGTAATGTTATTTACGGTTAACGGTACTTCAATTAACTCCTTTATCTGTGGAAGAACACGCTGCAAGGTTTCTAGGTCATCATCTACCTGGAATAAGATTGAATCGTGGACTTGGAGTAGAAAGTCAAACTCAGGAATTACCTCAAAGCATTTAATAATCCCACGATTGATGTAGGAAACGGATGTTGACTGCGGTTCAGCAGCTACAGCTTCCCGCATGATCTTTCCAACTGCTGCATCATCATCTGTGTCATACAAATTTCCAATAGGCCCAAAAAATTGAATGACAACTCCAAAAGGTGTGCGAATAAAGCGTTTTTCTCTAATCTGCTGTTTTACTTTAGTATGCCATGTTTTTATACCGTTACGAAGTTCAATGTATTTTTCTCGTAGGCGTTTAGCTTCTTTTGGAGGACATTCAAGAATTTCTGATAACAGCATGTAGCCCATTCCATAGTGAGTTCCGTGGGCAACTCGCTTTGCAGTTAAACGATGAGTTTCCTTCTGCACCTTTTCTAATGGTATGCCATACAAGAAAGCAGCGACTTCTTTATGAAGATCACGTTCATCGAAAGCCTTCAACCATCCAACATCTCCGCAAAGTGCTGCTACAATCCTGGCTTCGGACTGCGAAAGGTCACACTGACAAAGAATCTTACCAGGATCAGCCTTATAGATAACACGAACACTTTTAGGAATATTTTGTAAGTTCATTCCTGATCCTGTTATTGAAGCTGAAGTAGCAAGTCTTCCTGTGTATGTCCCGGTAATCTTCATTGAACAACGAACTCTACCATCTTCGTCAGTTTTAACGTTGTAAAAGTCTCGAAGTTTATAGCGTTCTTTTAACTTAAGAATCAAACCTAAAGCAGCAGAATAAGGTGTAGGATAGCGAAGCATCATCCGCAATTTCTTTTCTTCGGTTGTTACTCTTCCTCCTTTCTTATGTACTGGCATACCCCACTGACCATAGATAAGCTCGGACAACTGTTCAGACGAGCGAATATTAATATCACCTATGACTTGTTCTTTTATATACTCAAGAGTGTCTATTGCTTTCTCATTCTTTTGTGCTAGTGCTTCACAAGCTTCTTTATCCAGCAACAAACCACGCATCTGTGCATACAAACAAGCAGGTAGCATTGCCATACGTTCGTTAAAGACTTCCCATGTATTCCAATCAGTTAATTCTTGTTTAAGTGCTGTGTAGATTTCATAAGTTAAGCAACAATCTTTACCATTATATATGTAGAGCTTATCCCATGAGAGTATTCCACGCTTTAATTCATCCATAGCCTCCTTACCATCCGCTTTCCAATAGGGTTCGTTAGTATAAATGGAAGCACAAAAGCCCAATGACTTAGGCAAAGTAGGATAAGCCGAATGCTGTGCGATCATTGTATCGAAGTCGATGTTTTTATAAAGTATCTGGTAGTAGTAAGCTCCGTGAAAAACGTCGAAAAGAGCGTTGTGGAATATTTTTGGAGTAGTAGATGAAGCAAAACGTCCTAGATAGTTGAGAACAGTAGGATTTTCTAGAATATCTGCTGTAAGAACGTAAGCTTGATGAGGAGAAATTGCCCATCCGTAAGCAGTCATTTTCGGACCGGCTGCTTCTATGTCTATTACAACTGGGGTATCTATATTGGTTACTAATGATAGTTGAAAAATAGCTTCTTGTTCGGTAGAAATAGTCTGGATGTTGCGATATGGATAAGTTATGTCGGCTGTAGCTGAGTCAGCTATTGCTTTCTTAATATCTAAAATAAAGATCGGTTCATATTTACCTTCACCGCGCAAGATATTGCGTGGATGAATAGTCGAATAAACCTTTAGCCCCTCGACAAGCGTACAAGGAAGTGCTGTACCACGATACTGATAGATGCCAGTTTTTCCTGTTAGCAGTTCCATTGCTTTTGCGCCAACTGCAATAACCGTTGTAAGACCTTTATCACGGTAATTTGTAAGGTCTTCTATGAGTTCTTTTCTTCCAAATTCTAATTGATCCTGTCGTAGAAGAGAATAGTCGTTACGAGGTGGTTGTTCCTGCACGGTGTTTGAAATGAAACAATCAAATCTGTTAAGACCAGCAATGTTTAAAAGCTTATTCATGTACTGACCTTCAGGACCAACAAAAGGCTGTCCTACTCGCATTTCATTTGCTCCAGGAGCTTCACCTATAATAGCTATTGTCGGGGGATTGTTCGGGTGGTATTTAATCGGGCGCAATGTGGAACCTCTTTCATA